TTAATCTTGTCCCCTGACTTGTTGTTCTTCTAATTTCAATAGAAGACAAATTCGCAGGTGGACTTGTGAAAGTAATTACTGTACCCGCACCATTCCACGTGAAAGCTGATGTAGCGACACCATCAATGGTTACTGCTACGTCTGCTTGAGCCCTATAACTAAATGGGACTGAATAAGCATCTGTACTACCATTTCCTGTATATCGTACAAAACTATTTGCCATATTTTATTAAATTCCTTGTATTTATTCGTTTATCTCTTCTAAAAGGGGTACTTTATTATTGATTAACCGCCGATAGCCATTCTTCTAGTGCCATTTCAGCTTCTTCCTTAATATATAAGTTCCTTTTCTTTAATGTTTCATTGAAAATAGGGAAGGCTTCCCATACTCTTTTGAGAGCTTCTCTTTCAAATTTGTGGACAATACTCAAAATGTGTTTCTGTTGCCAGTCATCACCTGCTACAATTCCTTTTGGATATGAGTATAATTTACTTGTTTTATTACTAATTTCCCATTCAATTATTTCTTTTAATGTAGCATCTCTATCCATAGGCGGATAGTATACTACTATTTTACTTTTCTGCTCTAACATATAATCATAAGCAGTTTGTCCTTTACTATTCTTAATATCTTTTAAATTTAAGTTAGTATATTTATCTATTTTAACAGGTGGTTTATAATCAAATTCTCTATTTTCAAAGAATTTTGCTACTAATGGATTCTTCCATTCTGTCATAGCAAAAGGTGAAGACCAAATTCCGTCTTTACCACCTATTCCAAATAACCAACCATTCTTTCTATTAATCTTTTCTCCAAACATATTACGTTTAGGCATTACAGCATTTTTACCTGTAAACGGATTATAGATTGCTTTTAATCTATCACTCATAGACCAAATTTCTCTTTCATATTCATCAGTAACTCTATTTGTATAACGTAAGAATCCTGATAATGGAATTACTTTATATAAACCTCTTGCCGCTAAAGCCGCAGATTTATAAGCAGGGTCTCTTGAAAATGCTAAACCATCTCCTAATAACATATCTGCTGTTTCTAATAAATTCTTAGTATAAAATTTAGAAGTTAAATTTCTAGTTAAAGACATTAAGTATACAGCAAATAATTCTGCATATTTATTTTCTACTTCTTCAGGTAAATCTTCATTTGTTTCTAAGAAATCTCCCATAGCATCTACCATATCCGCCGCCAACATAAATGGCATAAATACAGGGTCTAATCTATTTAATGAAATATATCTACCATCTTCTGTTCTCCAAGAATAAGGTTGCCAACCTGTGTCTGCTTCTCTTTGTTTATTAGCTTTCCAATCTCTTGAACCACCACCTGTTACTTTTCCTGTTATTGCCGCAAAGATTGCACCAGTCCAAAGTAAATATCCCATTTGTATTCTTGCAACTGCTTCAGCCGCCGCTTCAGGATTTAGATATTTTCCATCTTTCCCTTTAGCTAACATATGTTTCATTTGAAACTGTAATCTTCCTGTTCTAATCAACCCGCCTGTTAAAGCTGTAAATGGAGTAGGTGTATGTTGAAATACCCATCTTAATAAGTTTGATGGTGTATTAATAAAGTGAAGACCAAATACTCTTAGCCATTTTCCTTTTCCGTGAGATGTAGCTCTTAAAACTGCACCTGTAACTCCACCTTCTTTTGAACCTGTTTTAGGATTTACTGAATAAGCTGATTGTGTGTATGATGCTTCTCTAGCATAGTGTAATGGGTCATTAACTTCTAAAGCTGAAGCGTCATCTATTACTCTACCTGTTTTGTTAATATCTTGACTGCTAATAGCTTTTCCATTTGTCTCAAAGAATTTCTTTTCATATTCTTTAAATTTAGCAAAATAATCTTTTCCTAATTTATGTTTAAAAGGTAAGTAAGATTTCCAACCCCATTTACCAATTATATCAGGATTGTGTTGCATAATTTGTGAATTAATGATAGCCGCCATTCTAGCTTTAAATGTCATTGTTTTTAAGAACTCATCACCTGCTGATAATATTCTTAATGGAAATGTAACTGCGGCTGTAATTGGTTGCCATATGTATCTATTTACTGGTCTTCCAAGAATAGGAATAGCATCAAAAAAACCACCAACTGTTTCATTAGCCCATCTTTGTAAATTTCCTTGTCTTATATTATTGTCAAATTTTAATTGTTTACTATCTAATACTGGTCTACCTTCTTTTATACTTCTCCAACTTGCTCCCATAGCTTCCATTACATAATACCATTGATGTATATAAGTTTGTAAGGCTTCTCTAGCAACGTGCACAGCTCTAGCATTACCTCTAACTCCTAAATTAGCCGCTCTAATCATCATTACAAGAGGTTTCCATTGTGATTGTACTAAAGATGAAGCTATGTTTAGTATGTGTGTATCAGGAGAAGACAGTAAGTTGTTGTTTACAAACTCTGCCGCTAAATCTGCTGTTTCTAATTTTCTAATAGAACCTAATGCTTCTTCAAACTGGTCATCTCCGACATCTAATTTTCCAAGCTCTTTAATATATAATTTTATATTTTTCTTTTTTAAATCTGATAATTTTAAATCAGCAGGTTCTACTATTAAAGATGCAATATTTTTAGATTGACGTTCTATTCTCATAGATGCTAAAGAAGTAGCTACTTGCTTTTGAATTTGTTTTTTAACTACAGAAAGCTCTTTATGTAATGCTTCTCTTTCTAACCATTCTGCGGCTATTTTATCTTCATCAACAGCATTTAAACCTTCATCATTCATCATTTGAGATAATTTTCTTAAATCATCAGAATTTTTTAACCAAAGTTTATCGTGAGCTAATATTTGTGCCGCTAATTCTCTTCCTGCTATAGCTTCTTTTTTCATTAAAGCTATTAATTCTTTAGGTTTGTTAGTCCATTTTTCTGCACTAGCTTCTATTTCTTTAAAAGTTGTTTCAGGTGCGGCTTCATCTAATGTTTGAGACATTTCTTCAACAGAATGTTTAATAAATATTTTTGTTTGGAAATTCTCTTCAGGGCTAATTCTAGTATAGTTAAAAGGTCTTTTAGGCGGTTTATCTGTAGGAAGTATACCTTCTTTAGCTGTTTCTCTTAATGATTTAATTCTTGCATCAACATCAGATTGGTCTACTTTATTTTTAATTTTAAGTTCTTTAATTTGTTTAGTATTCATATTTTTATAAAGTTGATGTGGTTTCTTTTTAATTGTTAAATCTGAAAACAATCGTCCACCTTTTAATTCATCAAATCCATAATTATGTATATCGTTTAAATTCTTAAAACTATTCTTTGTCATACTTCTAGTTGTCAGTTTAAATCCACCATAAGCAAAAGTACCACCAAATAAAGTACCTATACCAAATCCTGCGGCAGTGTTAAGTCCTAATCTTTTTAAATCAAAATCATCTTGTACTTTAGATTGAATAGCTGTTGTTTGTAATAATGTATCGTGAAAAGCACCTATACCTGCTCCAATACCACCTTCATATAAAGCACCTTTAGCAATAGCTTTTTTCAAAGCTGTACCTTTTGCTTTTTCAGCCGCTTCTAATATAAGTCTTTCATTTACTTTTTTAGCTATTTTACCTTTAAGTGCTTGTTTAAGGGATTGTTTATAGGCTTGTTTTGCGGCTTGACCACCAACACCAAACCCAACAAGATTAACTGGGTCTAAGACTAAAGCTCCGCCCATATCAATAAGCCAGTCGCCAAAGTCTCTATTAGGGTCATTCCAAAAATAAGGAAGGTTTTGATATGTAGTATTTATATAAGCAAATTGTTGCATACGCATAGGGTCTTCTTCACCCATTACATTTGCTAAATCCATAGACATAGAGACAGATTGATTATTTCTCCAACTTCTATCGTGATAAAAATATTCTAGTAAATCAGCATTAGACATATCATCAAAAACAAATTTTCCACGAGTTGTATATGCTTCATCACCATCTCTATATTTATAATAACTTTTTAAAGTTTCATAAAATCGTTCTGTTTGTACTTCTTCTAAAGCATTTTCAGCAGGACTTAAATCGGCTAAAGTAGTAACTTTATCTACTTCATCTACTGTTTCATTAGCCCAATCAAATGCTCCCATTTATTATACTCCTGCTCTTTTTAATGCTTCACTTAGTTGTTCTACAGTTACACCTAACATATCTGCAAATTGTTGAGCTTGTTCTTCATTGTTACCCAATGCTTTTGCAATATTGACATATGTTTCTTTATTTGTAAAATCTATTCCTTCTATATTTTCTAATACTGTTTTAACTGATTCTTGAATATAAGGATATATTTTATCTGTAGTGAATATTTCTTTTTCTTTTTTCTCACCTGATAACCATAATTTATCTTCTTCACCAAACACAGGTATATCAAATGTTGTTCCTTGTTCTATAGCTGAAGTAATAGAAGTTGTAATATTAGTTTCTAATTGTTCTTGAGCTTTCTTTTCATTTTCTTTCTTTTTAATTTCTTCTTCTTGTTTTGCTTTTGCTACAGCCCAATCTTCTAGTTTCTCAAAATCTTTTTCTCCTTTGAAAGTAGTTTTAACATAGTCACCCATATCTTTCATAAACTTACGCCATTCAGCATCACTAGGTGGATTTTCTCTTTTATTTCCTTTATCATCAAATTCTTCAAAATTAAGTATTTGTTCTTTAAGATAATAATTAGCTCTTCTAACAGCATCATTTCCTTTACTTGAAAACATTGAGTTTACACCACCACCTACATTTTCTTTAACGACATCAAGTATTTCTTTTTTAGATTCTTTTACATTTGAATTAGTTTCCCAAATATGTTTCTTATCTTCTTTCTTCATTTTTTCAGCACGTTCAAAATATGAGAACGCTTGAGCAAAGTCTTCTTTAGGAATACCTTTTTCTTCCATAGCTTTTGCTAACTCTTTAATATCGTCATAAGTACCTTCCATTACATCAATAAGAAATTCTTGTCGTGCTTCACCTGACGCATTGGACATTCTTTTATCACTTAATAATTTATTAAAAGCAGGAACAGCAGTAGGGTCAATTTTTCTAAGTTTATCACGCCACGCTTCTACGTCTTTAATATTGGTATCAAAATCAGACCAAAACTCTTTAAATATATTTTTCTTCTCTTGTTTTTCATTCCACTCTTCATCACTTCTTTTTTTGTTTTCAAGACGAGCTCTTTTATTTGTAATTGCATTTAGAGTTTCACCAATTTCAGTAGGGTGAGCATTTAATAATGAACCTAATTTATTTCCACCTTTTCCTATTCCTCTATCTGAAGTTAAAATTTTCATAGCTTTATCTAATTCCTCAGTAGTTGTAGCTGATGCTAATAAGAATTTAGCGTGACCTAAAGCAACTTCCATATTTAATTCATTAGTGTCAAAGAAGTATGCTTTTTCTTTACCTTCTATAGGCATAGCTGTATTTAGACTTTTAATTGTTTCCCAATATTTTTCATCTATCTCATCAGCACCAATAGTAGTATCTAAAAAGTTTACTGCTTTATTAATTTTTACTGTATGAGCCCATTCAGCTCTATTTTCAGCATCTTTAATTTTTGCTTTTGCAGACCATTCATTGAATACAGCAGAAAATCCTACTGTAAATTGTGAACTAGCTTCATTAAAATCAGGTAAATATTGTTTATACCATTCTTCTAAAGTTTGATTACCTTCTTTATAATCATAAGAGTCAATATTTTCATTAATTTTTCTAATAGTTTCAGCCGCTTCAAATCTTCCTGAGTGTGTATCTACTACCGCAGTAGCATATTGATTACTTAATTCAGGAATTTCATCATTTAAAATAGCTTTTTCAATTTCTTTTGTTGTCCAACCATTTGCATAAAGCTCGTCCATTTTAGCTCCTGCCTCAGTTTTTTTCTTTTCAATATGTGTTTCTCCCCACTTATTCATAGCAGGAGTAAGGTCATTTCTTAAAGCAGAAACAATTTGACCCATTTCAGTATTTCTAGCGTCTATATGTCTAACAGTTCCTTTATAACTTGAGCCTATCCATTTGTTAGTTACTTGTGATTTATATTTTTCTGCCATTTAATTTCCTATTTTGGTGATTGCCAATTTATCTTATTTTTTTTCCTTTTATTAATCCATTTATTATCTGAAGCCGCATAATTCAATCCGTGTGAACCAAGTTCAATCACTGAGCCGATTAAGCTAGGTGGTTG